CACTAGCCACACTTCAAGGCCGCTCCGCTTCGCCATGTTAACTCCTGTGAGTACCAGACCTTAAACCTTTCTATATAGATACCAAAATTATTTTCGCCTACGGCGAAAATCCTGAAGCACATTCGCTCCGCTCATATCATTTTGGTTGCATTAACATTTCAATTAAAGTACGCAGTATCGCGTTTGTGAACTGTGAATGTGGGGGGGGTAATAATAGACCCTTGCTTCGCAGTATGTCTCCCCCCCATTTAAACCACCATGGCAGCAGCCTTTTCTCCGAAGGCCACAGCCAAGGCACCGAGCAAACAGAGGCGGCACAGCCACCTCCTATCGCTCGGATTCAGCGGTTCATCGTCTTGAACAACCATGAAAAACCCGCCGCTGGCGCCCACGTAGCGGCCGCCAACAGCACAAGGGCTCCGCCTACCCAAATCCAGCCGTTGCCGGCTTTCTTTTGCTTGCGCTTATACAACTTACCGTTATGCTTTTTATAAACATACCGCATCTTTTTGCCTGCGCTTGTAAATTGCTTGCCTATGCCTGCTTTCTTTGCATAACGCCCACTCAAGGACTTCCCTTTCCGGTAAGCCCTTTTGTAATTCCGGCGTGCCATATTCACCACGCCTCGTTCTTACCCAATGTAAACCTTACATTTCCTACGGTGGAGTCTGCCCACACCTCCGCTAATCCGAAGGGGACCTTCAGATTAGGGTATATCACTCCGGGTCCGCCTACCTCAAACTTAAATCGGTAGACTATCCCCGCATCACTGCCCCCGCTTTCACCGGGGTACACCTCAATATGGTATGGAGGTGTGTTATTTTCAATAACCATCTGTGCTGATGGCTCCTCCTCTTGCCTGTGGGCAAGATTCGGAAGAATGGCCTGCGCTGCATCGGAAGGGGTCTTCAACCCTTCCGTGTGCGTCCTATATTGAGAATACTCCTCAACCATTCCAACGCTCCATTGCGTACCGGCCACCTTCGATGGCCCGGCAGCATGGAAAAACAAGCGGAGCGAATTGCCGTCGTCAAGGCCGTCGGCAGCATCGCTTAAAATTACTTCAGACGGGTCCCATGTTGCTGGGACTCCGATAAACACATCATCGCTAGGGAGGAGGTTAGCAGAGAAAGTGTTCCCTGTACCCCCATAATTCGATGAATGGTCGTAATTTATGAACACCTTGAAATCGGTGTAAGTGGACTTCTTCAAACGCATTGCTTTACGATGAGCAGCCCACTCTTTTCGGCAGTACCGATAAGCAGCACGCATCACCCAATTATAGGGTGCTACTTTCAAATACAAATCCCCGTGGCCGGAGTGTTGTATTGACTTCACTGTCTGGCAATTGTTCTGTCGAATCAATTTTCTGTTCATAACCGAAAGACATTGGTTGAAGTCAATATTTCTAATGTTCGTCCCGGGGCTTAGGTTCACGTCTCTGATGAAAGGCATCAATACTACTGAACCGGACGACCCTCTTAAACCCTTGTACCTATTCCTCTTCAGAATCAGGCACCTCGCTCCGCTCGCCGTGTGAATTAATCGCAATCCATAAAGCCATTATGGACCTGTGATGTGCGAAGAATACATCCGGTTGTTCGTCGGCCAAATCCCAAGGGGTTCGCCCGTCTGCTATGTAGGACAAGGCAATCGCCTTCGGCCTAATGTGTTCAGAGACCGTGTCTGTTCGCCACTGTCCCCACCTCCAAGGTCCGTCAACCCTTGTATCGGTCTTTGAACAATACTTCATAGCATCTGTCCGGGTACCCCTGATATATTCCCAGTGGCCCGGAATCCGCTTGTATACCTCTGTCAAGCGGAGACTACGCTTGAACTCAGCGTAGACCTGTAGATGTAGAGTGCCTGTTTCAGGCGCACTCTCAACCTGTGCAACAGCAAAACGCAAACCGGGTACCTCCGTTAGCCTTTTGAACCACGAAGCGAAGCCGTCGTCTCCGTCTGATTCATCAAGATGACCACTCTGGATGGTCCCAATCCAGTGGCGCTTCTGGGGATTTCTATCACTCTTCTTCATCTTCACGCACCATCTTTGTTTCGCAAAGTACGCATACTGCGTAGTCGCCAATATAAATCAACAAGTCTGCCCATAGAACGAAGCGCCCGCATACGTCGCACTTCATTCTTCCTCGCCCTCCACGTCAAAAAGGTCCCCGATTTTCTCCGGGTCCACATAATCGTGGCACTCGCTCTTCGCTTCAACGAGGCCGAAATGGTTAGCCATGTGTCGGCGCAACTCATCCTCTGACAATTTGTCCGTGATGATTCTCGCGCCTTCCCGAAAGGTTTCACTCAGCCAATTATCCAACTGGCGTGATTTTTTAATCGCCTCCTTCGCCGATGTTGCCACCACCGAAAGAATCTCAGTCGTCGTCTGTCTCACTAGCCACACTTCAAGGCCGCTCCGCTTCGCCATGTTAACTCCTGTGAGTACCAGACCTTAAACCTTTCTATATAGATACCAAAATTAT